TTGACGTATTAGTTAGAGATTTCTTTGACTCAGACGCAAATCCAGTTGTTATTGAAAAATTCACTAACTGTAATATGGACCCTAATGATAACGCATTTATTGCGAAAAAAATTGGTACAACCGATGGTGAGTATGAGTTGAATTCTAAATATATTATGATTGAACTTAATGAAGACGCACCAATAGACGCATTACCTTGTGGATTCTTAGGATTCAATTTTAGAGAGTACGCGGGGGTTAGACCTCCATTCCCAATTATTAAACAAAAATACGATTACCCAGGTGAGGTAGTATATAACCCACCATTTGGTTTATCTTCAGGAGCTGACGATATTACAAGAAGTAACGGTGATAATGTACGTAGAACTTATTTAGGTATTTCTGATACTGTAGGTATTGACGTTGATTACTACTCTTACAAAGGTAAACAACTTCCTTTAGATATCTGTACAGATTCTACGGGTGAAGAATGGAACTTTAGAAGTAGAGGTTTCCACATGGATATTAACGCAAGTGCAATCACTGTACCTAACGCATTCGTTACAAGTGGAACACCAGCGTTCTATTGTGGTGATGCACCATTTACTCAAGACCCTGATTCAGAAGAGAACCCTTACTACAGAATTTACGCTCGTAAGTTCTCATTATTAGTACAAGGAGGATTTGACGGATGGGACATTTATAGAGAATCAAGAACTAATACTGATAGATTTGTATTAGGTAGAAATGGTTACTTAAGAGGTTCGTGTCCATCAATTAAATATCCTACGGCAACAGGTTGGGGAGCGTTTAAACAGATTACTGTTGGGGATACCACACAAGGTTTTGGTAACACCGATTATTACGCTTATTTATTAGGTCAACAAACATTCTCAAATCCTGAGGCAGTTAATATTAACGTATTCGTTACCCCTGGTATTGATTATATTAATCATTCTGACTTGGTTGGTAGTGCAATTGACATGATTGAAAATGATAGAGCTGACTCACTTTATGTTTGTACAACTCCTGACTACAACATGTTTGTTCCAACAACAACCAATATGCAGGATTTAATTTATCCACAAGAAGCAGTAGATAATTTAGAAACTGCGGGTATTGATTCTAACTACACTGCAACTTACTACCCATGGGTATTAACAAGAGATACGGTAAACAACACACAAATCTACTTACCTGCAACTGCTGAGGTTACAAGAAACTTAGCATTAACAGACAATATTGCATTCCCTTGGTTCGCGGCGGCGGGTTACACAAGAGGTATAGTAAACGCTATTAAAGCACGTAAGAAGTTAACACAAGAGGATAGAGACACATTATATCAAGGTCGTCTTAACCCAATCGCAACCTTCTCTGATGTTGGAACCGTAATTTGGGGTAACAAAACTTTACAAATTAGACAATCGGCTCTTGATAGAATTAACGTAAGAAGATTATTACTTCAAGCTCGTAAATTGATTTCTGCGGTATCTGTAAGATTACTGTTTGAACAAAACGACCAAAAAGTAAGACAAGATTTCTTAGATGCGGTTAACCCTATCTTAGACGCAATCAGAAGAGACAGAGGTTTATACGATTTCCGTGTAACAGTTTCTTCAGACGCGGCTGACTTAGACAGAAACCAAATGACGGGTAAAATCTATGTTAAACCTACAAAATCGTTAGAATTTATAGACATCACGTTCTATATCACTCCAACAGGGGCGTCTTTCGAGAATATCTAAAATAAAAAATAAACAAGCCGATGTAATGTCGGCTTGTTTTTAGCCAAATAATAACAATGATAAATAAAAAAATGATTATAGAAGGTATTGATGAAGCAGGAACACCTGACATGAAATACTATTCATTCGATTGGGACGACAACATAATGACAATGCCAACTAAGATTATCTTAAAAGATGAAGAAGGTAATGATGTTGGTATGTCAACTGAGGATTTTGCGGAATATAGAACCGACATAGGTAAAGAACCTTTTGAATATGAAGGACATACTATTGTAGGTTTTAGTGATGAACCATTTAAATTTTTTGGTGTTGCGGGTGACAAACAATTTATTGTTGACTCTATGTTAGCAAAACCAAGTGCGGCTTGGCCTGACTTTGTAGAAGCATTAAATAATGGGTCGATTTTTTCTATCGTTACCGCTAGAGGTCATACCCCTTCGGTAATTAAAGAGGCGGTGTACAATTTAATTGTTTCAAATAAAAACGGGATTAACTCAGATGAGTTAGTTAAAAATTTAGAAAAGTTTCGTCACATTGCTGATGAGGGTCAATTAAGTAAACGTGAAATTATACGTCAATATTTAGACCTTTGTAGATTTTATCCTGTAAGTTATGGGGAAGGTTCGGCAACAAATCCCGAGGAAGGTAAAATTAAAGCCTTAAAAGAATTTGTTCAATATATTAAAGAAGTTTCAACTCAAATTAAGAAGAAAGCGTATTTAAAGAATAAAATAACTAATAATTTCTTACCTACAATTGGTTTTTCAGATGATGATTTAAGAAATGTAGAAAAAGTTAAAAGTCATTTTGAAAAAGAACCAGATAATATAATTAAGACTTATTCTACTGCAGGAGGAATTAAAAAAGAATATTAATAAATAAAACTAGATACTTATATGCTAAGAATAATTTTTTAAATCTTGAAAGTAAAGAGAAAAAATTTATTTGGAGATATTTATAAAAAACAAAATAAACACAAAATAACAAAAAAGAAAGAAAATGGCTGATTTATTGATGAAAATGCCGATACCTTATGAACCTAAAAGACAAAACAGGTTCATTCTTCGTTTCCCAACAACATTGGGTATTAACGAATGGTTCGTTGAATCTACGGCAAGACCACATATAACTATAAACCCTGTTGAGATTCCCTTCCTAAACACTTCAACTTACGTTGCTGGTCGTTTTACTTGGGGAACTATTAACGTTAAATTCCGTGACCCTATTGGTCCGTCCGCATCTCAAGCTCTTATGGAGTGGGTACGTCTATGTGCCGAGTCTGTAACAGGTCGTATGGGTTATGCTGCGGGATACAAAAAGAATGTCGATTTAGAAATGTTAGACCCAACTGGTGTTGTTGTTGAGAAATGGATTTTAGAGGGAACATTCTTATCGGATGTTAACTTCGATTCATTGGCTTATAATACAGATGCTTTAGCGAGTATTACGGCAACATTACGTATGGACCGTTGTATCTTAGTTTACTAAAATTACAATAAAAAATATTTCAGTCAAAATATATTTAAATCCACATGCTTAGGTATGTGGATTTTTTTTGTTTCTATTTAAAAAAAAAGAAATTACTTTATATTTTATTATAAAAGACAAACAATATGGACCAAAGTATCATTGACGCAGGAACGGAGAGTTTTAACTTACCTCACGATATAGTACAACTACCTTCAGGTGGTGTATTTTATAAATCAAAAAAGAAAGCAATAAAAGTCGGTTACTTAACCGCAAATGACGAAAACGCCTTAATGGGTGCGTCACAAATGAGTAGTGATAATATCATTATGACATTATTACGTAGTAAAATCTATGAACATGATTTAAGACCTGAAGAGCTATTGGATGGGGATATTGAGGCGGTACTTATTTTCTTACGTAACACTTCATTTGGTCCTGAATATAAAGTGTCAGTTACAGACTCACAAACAGGAAAACCATTTACACATACAGTTGTGTTAGATGAGTTAAATATTAAGAAAACACAACACCAACCTGATGAAAATGGTTTTTTTACAACAACATTACCAAAATCAGGGGTTAGTGTTAAATTAAAACCATTGAGTTTTGCAGAAACAACTGAAATCAGTAAAATGGCTGAGCAATACCCCGCAGGTAGAACCGCACCAACTATTACTTGGAGATTAGCAAAACAAATTGTTGAAATTAATGGAAACGATTCCAAAGAACAGATTGCAAATTTCATTAACACAATGCCAATTATGGATTCCAAATATATCCGTAATTTCATTAGAGAAAATCAACCTTCATTAGATTTAACAAAAACAGTAAAAGCCCCTTCAGGAGACTTGGTAACTTTCGAGATTACCTTTGGGGTGGAGTTTTTTCGGCCTTTCTTCTAATCACAAACAACTTTTAATCGAAGAGTATTATTTTTTGGCGAGATTTATTAGGTTATCTTACACCGAATTTCACATCATGCCAACTTATATGAGAAAGTACCTCATCGACAGAATTATTGAGGACAATACGCCAAAAACATAATAGTAAAATTGTTTTTGGTGTATTTATACATATATAATACTTAACCTATGGCAGAAACTACTAACGAACCTGGTGGAGACTTTTTAAGTAAAGTCCAAGGAGCACTCGAACAAAGTGTTGGAAAAATTACCGATGCTTTGGCAACTAATTTACGTGCGGGAGATATCGCTAAGGTAATTCAAGAAATTGACGATAAAGCGACAACAATTGTAAAATCTTTTGGACAAGGTCGTGAAAACATTGTTAACTTAAAGGCCGCTATGGCAGACGCCGCCTCTGAAGTAGAGAGAATGGGGGGTAGTTTTGACGACATTGTTAGTATTCAAAAAGATGTTGCAGAATCATTAGGTCGAAATTTAATACTAACCTCAAGTTCCTATAAAGATATATACGCCACTTCAGAAGTAACGGGTCAAAACGCAAAAGAACTTGTTACTAATTTTAAGGATGCTGGTATGTCAGTTTACCAAGTTACTGGTGAAATGAGTAAAGTTGTTAACATTGCAAGAGAATCGGGGGTTAATGCTCAAGCGGTTAGTAAAGAAGTCCTTTCAAACATGACCGCATTAAATCAATTTAATTTTGCGGGTGGTGTCTCAGGATTAGCCAAGATGGCGGCTCAAGCCTCATTACTAAGAGTTGATATGAATAGTACTCTTAAATTAGCTGATGAATTATTTAGTCCTGATAAGGCGATTGAATTGGCGGCATCAATGCAAAGATTAGGTGTTGCGAATTCAGAACTATTAGACCCATTACGTTTAATGGATATGGCTCAAAATGACCCCGCAGAACTCCAAAACCAAATCTCAAAAATGAGTGAACAATTTGTTCAATTAGGTGAAGATGGTAAGTTTGAGATTATGCCAGGGGCTAAGAGACAGTTAATGGAGGTTGAGAAAGCCATGGGTATGAGTAGGGGGGAATTATCTAAAATGGCGTTGTCAAGTGCTGAGGTTGCCGATAAGATGCAGAAAATTAAATTTCCATCAAGTTTTACTGAAGAAGAAAAAGGATTAATTGCTGGTATGGCAGAAATGGGGGCTGGAGGTGAATATAAAATCCAATTAGGAGGAAAAGAGTTGGGTATTACTGAAGCGATTTCGGAATTACAAAAAGACCCTGACCAAATGAAAGCTCTTAAAGAAATGGCTCAACCTAAAAGTATGGAAGAGTTAGCCAAAGACCAACTAACAATTTCGAAATCTATGGACGCATCTTTAAAATCAATGTCAAATAGAACAGGTCGAGCGTTAGCGGGAACTAAAGTTGCCAATCAGGCCTTAGAGGCCCCAAAACTATTATATGATGCTGCCGCCGAATCGTTATCAGGAGATAAATTAAGTAGTAGAAATCTTAGAAGTGGTTTAGGTACAGGAGCGGAAGAAGTTTTAGGTTCAATTAACAAATTATTTAAAGGTGAGGGGTCTATGAGTGAAACCTTTAATGTTGTTAAAGGAAGTATGGAGAGTACCGCTAATTTTATGAAAGGGGCTTATGCTGAAGCGTTAGATAAAGGGGCGGTTGCTGCCTCAAATTTGGCAAAAGAACAAAACATTTTTCTTGAGATATTACAAAATGGTGGTAAGAAACTAGGGGAGACTTTTATGAAGGTTGAAAAAATACCAACAAAAACCACCGCAACCCCCGAAACGACTTCAACAACAGTTGCAAAAGATATGTTGAAATTACCAGGACAAAACGTTCAATTTTTACCTGAAGATACTTTGGCATCATTCACTAAAGGTAAAGAAGTTTTGTCGGCGTTAGCGGGGTCTAATAATAGAAATGAAAATAATATAAATGACACGCCTTCACCAAGAATGACTGAATCGGGGCCTGTTAATATTAATTTAAACATAACCGCACCACCAAATATTGACACCGCTCAACTTATGTTGGCGTTTGAAAACTCAGGAGTTAAAGAAGCTATGGTTACTGCGGTTACTAAAGGTCGATACAATAATGGGTTAACCTCACCAACTTCTAATCAGGCACAATTGATGGAAATGGCGAGTATGAGGGTATAAAAATAAACATGATATCTATTTATAATAAAAGTATAGAAAATGCCAAATAGCACATTATCGTTTGTTAACAGTTCGTCATTTAGAAACACCTTATTAGCCAAAAATTTGGACCCATATGATGTGCCAGGAGTTTATACGCCACCCTCAGGTCCTATTACTTATGAAGTACAACAATCAATAAGTAATGTTATCGATTCGCCAGACGTTTTAATTGCTGACACCCCATTTGCTGCGACACTATACCCATTAAATGAATACGGGCCTAATGGTGGGTTTAACACCACAATTACGTACAATGGACCTCCATTACCTGTTAACTCTAATCAAGGGGAATATAGTCCAACAGATACGGTATTAGACTTAGTTAATGAGTTCTATATTGATGCTGCTTATATTGAAAATAGATATGGTCCTTCAGGAGGATTTAACGATATGGTTATTGTTACGGACATCCAAAACAATAATAAAATTTATCAGCCTTATTGGAATCCCCCAACATTTGTACCGTCTTCTTATACCCCGTACAGTATATTATTTTCTGATAATCCGAATGGAACTGATGGCTCTTTATCACAAGATTCTTATATTGCAAAAATTGGTGCGGAACAACTTAATTATTTGTTTCAACAAAGAATTGCTGCCGAGGTATTCCAAAATACAGTTGGACAAGTTAATTTAGATTCTTTAAGTGACCCTTTTGAGGCCGCATTAATTGCAACAGGACAAGAACCGTTAGTTTATAGAAATTATCGAATTACGGTTCCTGAAAATCCTATTGTTGCCGCGTTTGATTTGGCGAGTAGATTAGCGAGTGCATATTGGCCTGTTTCTTTGATTCCTGGTGATTATTTTACTCAACAACACAAGCCAGGATTTTTGTCACAACAAACATCAAACGCTTTAAATGTTATAAATCAACTAACAGGAGGGTTTTTAGGTCCGATACTAAACACGTCTAGAAGTGCGTCTGAATTATTTTTGGCCAATACAGGTAACGGTCAAAGGTCGGTATTATTTCGTAATATTGATTATAATAGATATCAACCTGATTATAAAAATCAATATGGTGGATTATTGGGTATTGCTCAAGGTTTAGTTAACTTAGCGGTTAATTTAATTAATCCTGATAATGGTACCTTAGTTGGTGGTTATTATGTTGGTAGTAGAAATGCTGAGCCATCAACAATAACATCTCCCCCAAATCAAATACCAATTAATGTCTTTGGACAACAGGACCCAGCACCTGTTTATGGTCCTTCAGAACTTGCGATTCTATATGAGGGTAATAATGAAGTTTTAAATTTTGGTCTTGCCGCAAAACCATTAAGTGATGGTGGTGGTATTGATGGTCAATTTGTTTGGACATCACCTAAGTATAAAGGTAACGCAGGATTTAAAGCGACTCCTGGTGGAGGTGCGGGTAGTTTAGACCCCGAGTTTAACCAAGTTAGTAGTTATTATACAAGAGACGAGTCAACAAACATAACCTTTAAGGACTCTTCAATTTTAGACCAAACACAAAGGTTAATTAATTCTGCCGATAATGTTACGGGTATTTCTCGTTTGAAACATGTTGGTAATGCGATGAATCAAGTTAGTAAAGTATTCCATGATGGGTATAAAGAAATTACTAAAGGTTCTCAAGTATTATCATATACTGATTTTACCACAGGGGCTGAAAAAGGGATTGAATATTGCCGTGTATTCACTAAGGATACTCCTTATTACACTTATGCCGATTTACAAAAAACTGACGGTATTACAACTTCGGGTAGACGTTTTAGTAATTCTGTATTTGATAACACATACAACTTAAACATCGCACCACTTAAAAACCCTGGTTCTACTAACATTCAAATGAATAACCAAGGTAAAATGGTTGCTAAAAAATACATGTTCTCTATTGAGAATTTAGCTTGGAGAACCTCTAGTAGACCTGGATATACATATGATGAATTACCAACATGTGAGAAAGGACCTAATGGGGGTAGAGTTATGTGGTTCCCGCCTTATGATTTAAAATTCTCAGACCAAAGTTCTGCGAATTGGAATTCACAATCATTCTTAGGTAGACCTGAGCCAATTTATACTTATAAAGACACTAGTAGAACAGGAACACTTTCTTGGAAAATTATTGTTGACCACCCCTCAGTTATGAATGTTATTGTTGAAAAACAATTAAAAGGGCAAAGTAAAGAAAAGTTAAATTCAATTATTGATTCGTTCTTTGCGGGATGTGTTAAGTATGATATTTATCAATTAGGACTTAAGTTTAATACAATACCAACAAAGGATTTGTATACCTATCAAGAAATTTTAAATAACCCACAATTAACCAAAGAAGAGTTAGAGGGGGTTAATCAATCTATACCTAAAGATAATTCGGGCGGATTAGTTACAACACAAAATAATACTCCCGCAAATAGTGGTAGTAAAGCGGATACTAAAGATAATTCAGGTACCGAATTTGAAACCGCATTTAATGAATTAGCGTTCTATTTTTTTAACGACATTCCTGACCCTAATACAAATAAAACGGTTTCTTCTGTACCTTATAATGTTACATATAATAATTATACCGCTCCGTCATTCGTTAGTAATTATGTGGAAAAGGCTAATGCGGTGTTTAAATCTGATTTGTCTTATTGTAAAACAAACGCGACATATTGTGAGACAAATAAAAAGGTTAAAGAGTTTTATGATACGGTAATTATCGACAACTTTAACGCAATTGACAATGCGGATAACGGTTTTATTAAAAAGGCGTTTAATTTATTAAAAGAAAAAAATGCAACAATTAATTTAACTTTAGTTGGTTCTGCGTCAGCACCAGCATCAAAATCGTATAACGTAAATCTTTCTAAAAGAAGAAACGATTCTGTTATGCAATATCTTAAAATTAGAAGTAAGGAAATTGGGTGTGATTTAACACCATTTATTGATGATAAAAAATTCGTTTTAGCGGATACTGGTTATGGGGAAGAAATTACCGTAATTCCTAAATCAACATCAGGAGGTGCGGGTACTTCGGTTAATTGTACAACTGATATTAAAAATGGTTCGGGTGTTGTTACATCTAATTCACAAATTTATTCAGTTGACGCTATGGCTTGTAGACGTGTTAAAATTTTGTCTAAAGTTGATATACCACCAGGAGAAAGTAAAAACGATAACGACCCAACAACAACACAAACCTCAACACCGCCTAAAACTATTGATATAACGGTTAAACCAAAAACACCAAAACCTACGGTTAGTATTGAGAAAAAACTTAAGGAAGGTATTGGGAAACGAATATTACGACAATTACTTTCTGAATGTGATTACTTCCAAGTGATTGAGGAAAATGTTCCGATGTTATACGATTCAATAAAAGAAAAAATTAAATACTTTAACCCTGCGTTTCACTCTATGACACCTGAAGGGCTGAATGCTCGTTTAACGTTTTTAAATCAATGTGTTAGACCTGGTGAGACAATACCAACGATTGGGCCTGACGGTAAGCCAAAATACAACGATGCGGTTAATACATCATTTGGCGCACCACCAGTATTAATATTACGTATTGGTGACTTTTATAATACAAAAATTATACCTAAGAGTGTTTCATTTACTTATGACCCTTTGTTGTATGACATGAACCCTGAAGGTATTGGTATCCAACCGATGATTGCTAATGTTACAATGAACTTTGATTTCATTGGTGGTATGGGTCTTGCTAAACCTGTTGAACAATTACAAAACGCATTATCGTTTAACTATTATGCGAACACTGAAATTTATGATGAGAGAGCGGTATGGACCGAAGATACTTCAGCATTAGATAAAACTTTAATGGAATCTATTTTACAAAACCAACCTCTTGAAACTGTAGACAACGTTGATAACCAAGCACAAAATGCGTTTGGTAGTACAATTGGGGATATTGTTAATTTTAATAGAGTTGTTAGTGGTGAAACAGGTGAAATTAGTTATCAGGTTATTATGGATAAGATGTTATCTGAAACGACAACGTATTTTAGTACGTTATATAATCAATTAGAAAGTATTGTGTTACAAACCAATTATGGTGTACTACAAATGGCTAATCAATATAGAGATTACACGGATGGTAATTTAAAATTAGGGACAAATGACGAATTAACAAAAATATACGGTAAGGCGTTATTGTCTAGTACGGAAGGTAATACTAAAGTTAACCTATTCCAAGAGGTCCTTGATGTTTGTATTTATGATGTTAACGATGAGTCTAACCCAATAATTAATGAATTGATTAATAAATACGTTGAAATTACTCCTGATGAAATTAGAGTTCTTAAAACAAATATGATTTCATATTTAAAACAAGTTTACTTGGTAATACCTAATAGTGTTCAAGCAATTATTACTGATTTAACGGTTAAAGAACAAGATTACGTCCAAATAATTAGAAAATTAGATATTATTAACCAAAAAACCGATGGTAAGAAATTAGAAAATGGTACCCCATTAGTTTACAATATTAGTGGAAGTACCAAGGTTAGTGAAAGTACTAAACAAGAAAATAGTTCCATAACAGACACGTATGTTGAGTTTACAACTGATTGTAGTAAAATATACAAATCACTTAATGATTATTTAGAAGTTTTAACCAAAAAAGAAATTATCACGGACACTTATACAGGGTATGGGGGATTTAAAACCGCAGATGATTCGTTCGCAACCGATGGATATAAACAAGAGTTTTTTATATTAGTTGGTAGAAATTTCAGTGATAAAAATAAATTAGAGGACTTTAAAAAATTTATGTTAACCGCTAATATATCGGGAAATAAAAAGTTAGTTAAAAAATTTGAAAATATTACAGATGATTTGGCTAAAGAATTTAGTCAAGAAATTAAAAAAGAAGAAAAAATATTTTCGGATTTTAGAAAAAGTTCTGAATATAAAACATACATTGAAAGTCCTGACGATATTTTATATCCTGTGGGTAAAACAAGAGTGTTTGATTATACAACAGTACCTAATCCCGCAACTGAAACTGCTCAGAAAAAGTTATTAAGTGACCTGTTTACTACGGTTAATTTAGAACCTGATAAAACTAAAAGTTATATGGGTAAAGTTAAATTTAATTAATTATGGCATCAAAACAATATTATAATAGATATAATGATTTTATTTTAAATGGGCAACAGACTGTCGTCCCTTATATTTCTTTACCAAGTAAAAGCACTGATAAACGATACATTTATAAGGCTGGTCAGTCCAGATTAGATAAAATGTCACAACAGTATTATGGGTCACCATTCTTTGGGTGGTTAATAATGCAGGGTAATCCAATTTACGGAGGACAAGAATGGAACATCAGTGATGGTTCTATCTTGACAATTCCATTTCCTTTAGTAGCTTCTTTACAGGATTATAAAAATCAATTGGATAATCATTTCTTCTATTATGGTAGGTAACACAGAAAATATTTTAGTCGAGTTTGACTACAACAACATAACAATCGTAGACCCAAACAAAGTTATCGATATAAATGGTAATGCTAAAGAACGATTTATTAAACAAGAAGATTTAGTTTTTTACGCTAATTTGGAGTGTAAAGTTTTACCAAGAACTAAACTAGCCGTTGGAGTTGCAAATAACGACCAAATCCAAACTGTTTCAATCGCGTCAATTAATTTCTTAAAACCTGGTGATAAGACATTTTTAGATAATAGTTACACTGATGAAATTACGGGTAAAAATAGTGTTACTGGCGAAGGTGTTAATCAACCAACAAAAAATTCTGTTAGTAACCCTAACAAACCTGCCGACTTTTTCTTAAGACAAACAATTAATTCAGGCGGAAAACCAGGTTCAACCGATAATGGTCTTCTTGGAATAACCTCAATTAATATACGACAAGGTTTAGATTTTTTACCAACAATCAATGTACAACTAGAAGATGTTAAGGGTAAAGCCTTATTTGAGTCGGGAGATAATTCACCTTACGCGGCATTCTTCAATCTACCATATCCATTATTTCATTTAACGATTAAAGGGTATTATGGGAAGGCAATTAAGTTAGGTTTAATGTTACAATCTTTTAGCTCAAGGTATGACACATATAGCGGTAATTTTAAAATAGATTTAAAATTCTATACTTACAAATATACTATATTAAGTGAGATTACTATGGCAGCATTGACCGCAACACCCCACATGTATAAATCAAGAATTAAGGTTCAAACAACTCAAGGAAGTACTGATAGTAAGTTTGTTAAGGTTGAGGATGGTGTTGTTGAAGGTGGGTTCCAAAAAGTTAAAGAGATGTATAGTGAATATAAATCAAAAGGTATGATACCTGATGATTTTCCTGAAATCACTTTGGTTCAAATGCAAGATAGGATTGAAAATTTTATCAAAAACGTATTAGATAGTTTTACCAAACAAAATTTGGACCCACTAACTAATTTAGACACTTATCAAAAAACTCTTAATGAGTATTCTGGGGATGTTTATTATTTTAATGGTTCGTCATGGTTTGAAAAGTATATGGATAAAAATACTGCATTTGTTTTAACGAACGGTAATAAAGTCTATACGTTTAAACAAGAATTTAATTTGCAAAAAAGACTTGATGCAAAATCTGAATTAGATGGTCTTGTTAAAAAATATAATGAGTTATTAAATGGTAATGAAACTGTTGGAACAAATGGTTCGTATAAAATTAATAATAAAACGACTAAAATAACAATACCTAACGGTATTGTATCTCCAGATACCTTCATCCCAAAACCTGAGGTTACAGAAAAAGACATTGATTTAATTCAAAGTTATCGGTTAGTTAAAGGAGTAAAAACCACGCCAACTGATACACAACTTGCGGAATACCAAGCTGAATTGATTAAAAATAAAGTGTTTAACACTCCTATTATTAAAAACGCCGAAGGCAATATTGAGCCAATTAAAGATTATTATATTTTTGAGGGTACAAATACATTTATCGATAATATCGATAAAATGGGTAAAAAATTAAAAGTTTTTAGAGAACAAATACAGGAAGAACTTACAAACGCTCTTTCAGAATTATTACAAAGTAAGGATAATGGTATTGGGTTTGTACCTAATATTAGAAATGTTCTTGCGGTTGTCTTTGCTAATGGGGAGGCGTTTTTAAGATTAATGGATGATGTTCATACAAAAGCTTGGGATAAAAGAGATTCTAAAATTAGAAAAGACTCTATCTTTAATACTCAAACCGCTGGTGCATCACAAGATAATTTAAGTAGTGGTAACAACAAGGAACAACCTATATATCCTTGGCCACAAATGATTAAAGAAACTGCGGGAACTGATGGCCACGAAAAGTTTGAAATTGTTTATCCTGGTGATTCTTCGGTGATTACTCAAACAAAAGGATTTTTAGCGGACGAATGGCCTGAGGTTGAATTTGTTGAGGAATTTATTAGAGGTTATGTTGAAAGAACTTCTCCACCATCAGACAGTACGGCATCTCCAAATGAGTTAACCGAACCTCAAAGAATTTCAGTGGACGCAATTGAATTCCCAATTAAAAATGACGTTTACGGTAATAAAGAAGAAGTTAAGTTTTTTTATGAAATATATGAAAGAGTGTTACTAACGACATTTTACTCAAGGCTTGGTAGATGTAATGACTTTATATCTGATTCAGATAAAGTTACTACTATTATTGCGGATGCTGAGAATATTAACATAGTTAAAAGTTTATCAAATGATAATCCATTTATAATTCAAAAACTTAAAGAATATGCCTACAATGGTGAAAATTTTGAAACAGTCCTTAGACATATCTCAAATGAAGGTATGGGGGAAAGTTGGCAAAACTTTATTAGAGGGATTTTTAATACAAAATATATTAAAAACTTAGTTAACAATTCTAGTTTTGAATTTATTAACGAAAAAATCCTTAAGGATAGTTTATCACAACCAATGGTTTCATTACCAAGCGAAGTTCAATTCGCAGAATATATTAACGACTCAACAACGTCTAACGAATATGACTTTGCTGATACATACCCTTTCACAAATAATGATTGGGTTAAAAAATATTTGGCGAATAGTAAAACAGTAACAGATGAAAAAATTGCCTTTGACACCAGACAAATATTAACTTACTCTTCGGATAATAAAATTATTACGAATATTAAATCATATGAATCAGGTAAAAAACCATTTACTAACTTTATTTCAGAAACAACAATAACACCAACTGAGTATAATACGACTGTTGGTATGAAAACGTTTTATGAAACAAGAAAAAATAATTATAAAGACCAATTATTTACCGAAGGTAATTTAAAATACAATGATTATAATGGTCTTGTAACTAGTGAACAAACGGTGTCTATGTTTAATACACCATATTTTATTAACGCAATTCAAGAAGGGGTTGAAAATTTTAGAAATTTTAATAACACACCATATACTGAGGCCGCGTATCTTTTCTTAAATAGTTTACCATTATCTACTCTACGAGAAAAGTATAAAACAAAAAACGAATCTGATGATTTAAGTTATATTTTTGCAACACTTAATAAATTTGGTGGTGTACATAAGATACCGTATTCTTGGGTATTAAAATATGGGTCAATATGGTATCGTTATAAAAGGTTTATTGAAACTGGAGTTGATATTATAGGAGCTTCTTGGTCTGATTTTGATTATCTTAAAAATTATGACCCCGTTAATAACTTGCCGACAACAATGTACACGTTTAGTGCTAGTTCTCAAATTGGTATTGTTGACATTGTTTTAGAAAAAAATGTCACAATAGGTGGAGAAGTTTCAACAACAATTAACACAGGTTTTTACCCTAAGTTAATTAATGATTTTAACGTATTCTACCAAGGATTTGAGATTTTCTCAGCATACACTAGTACCGCAATTGGAGAGGGTATTAAGTCTGGTTTTACGTTAAATTATGTTGATAACGCCATTATTAGTAAATCCGAAGGATTTGACACGTCAATACCTAATAGAGATTTAAGAATATTTCCTTGGACTGTGTCAGTTAATACTTTAGATGGGATATCTTCATTTATTTTTCCTTCACAAGGTTCATTAGTTAATCAAACAAATAATGAATGTTTTGATGCAAATACAGGTCAAATAAAATTTGAAGTTATGGGTAACAAAGCTATGTATGATGGTTCTGTTAGAACTTTTTGGACGGCACCTAATTACGGATATTTTGACAATAGTAAAATAGTTAAGGCAAATCCATCTCAATACATGAAAGAAATCTTCTCAGGAAAAAGCTTTCAAGAAAATTATTCATTAAATGGGGTTACTTCACAGTATTCAAATATTAGTGAAATGTTCTCTGTGTTTGAAAAAGATGTTTTAGATTTATTTGAAGTTGAATTTTTAAACTTCTCAAAATCAAAGTATGACTATACTATGAGTAGTATTAGTTCAGATAATTCAGACACCGCTAAACCGTTCTATAATTTTCAATTATTAATGATTGAATTAATGAAAGTTCCTAAAATAACAGGGTCGACAGGGGAAGATTATGTTAGAAATGCTCAATCTGCACAACTTACAAGTATAACTAATTTATTGACAAGGTTTATTAATACTGATGTTGCGTTTAAAAATGGTAATCCGTCTAACTATGATAAGAAATTATTTTATACATTCTCAAACTATGATATTACCGACCCATATACTTGGGAAAAATATTCATTAACAACCCCTAATGCCGTTCCTGTAAGTGGTGGGCCGACTACTTTATCATCATCAAAAAGTTTATACCCTAATGAGTGGAGAGCTTTAGAAACATACATTGGGTTTTCTGAAATACCACAATTGGATTATGGGGACAATGGTTCGTATATTACTGACTTTTTTGTTGACTTAAACATTTCGTTTACCGTAGATAATATAATTAATTTTTCACCGATAGTTAAAATTTATGCGACTCAAAAACTAAAAGAGTCTACTATGAATAAAACAAAATTTATTGGGTTAATGGATGAGTATCTAAAAGACTCCTTAGATTTTAAAAATAAAATATTTAACAATTTAATTATTAAATTACAACAGGCTTTACCTAATGTTAATAATACTCCACAATCAACAATCGATTCTGTTTTAGAAGGACCTCAAACAAAGGTCGAATTATGGGAATCATTCAAGGCGATTAATGATAAGTGGATTTCGGGGAATGACTTTAAGACTAAAACATTGTTTGAAGATGTTTTATTATTGGATAGAGCGAGTAGAAATATTGGTGATAAGATATTAGTTGATGTTTTTAAATTAAAAAACAGATTAATTAATATAAACCCAAAAGCAACAATGCTTAGTTTTGTACAATCAATATTGGTTGAGAATAACTTTGTTGTAATGAATTTACCGTCATATGTTAATTTCTATAATGTTCAGGATGCGGTTAAAAACCCAAAGCCAAAAGTAGAAGGTACTTTAGAGTTTGCTAATACACTATTCGGTACTTTTATGAATGTTGACTATAGAGAATCTAG